ATGCAGGGACGCCTGTGGCCCTTGGAAATCGTGCGTCTCGACCCCGTCGACCTGGGCGAGAACGACCTGCGCGCGATCGGCGTCGGCATCGACGGCCTGACCTACGCCATCAAGCGCAGCAGCGACGCCGCGCTGCTCCCCGCCACCGAGCTGATCTGCACCCGCCTGGCGCTGGCCTGCGACCTGCCGGTGCTCGGTGGCGAGATCGCGCAACTGCCCGACGGCACCATGGCCTTCGCCTCGCCCTGGGAGGGCGGCACCCTCGCCACCCAGGAGGCGCGGGTGTTGCTGATGACCAAGGGCGGGGTGTCGAGCCAGGTGCTCTCGGCGATCCTCGCCTTCGACCTCTTCGTCGGCAACCAGAACCGTCACCTCGGCAACTTCCTGGTGCGCCGCGACCCCAACCACAGCGTCGCCGCGGTGGTCGCCACCGACTTCGGCCGCGCCCTGCTGATGGCCGGCTGGCCGGTGCCGATGCTCTCGCCGACCTGCAACACCCTGGTGGTGGCGCACGCGCTGATGCGCCTGCACGGCTTCGACCGCGATGCCGCGCTGCGCGTCACCGGCCGGCTCTACTCACTCCCCAACGATACCCTCGAACGCTGCTGTCGCGACCTGCCGCCGCACTGGCTGCCGCACGGCATCGCGGTCAAGCTCGACGACTGGTGGCGCAACCAGCGCATCGCCCGGCTCGAGCAGGTCGCCACGGTGATCGATCATGCCTTCTGAACGTCTCAAGTACGCCGTCATCCGCGTCGTCCCCGACACCCGCCGCGGCGAGACCGTCAACATCGGCGTGGTGGTGTTCCGCCCCGCGGGGCTCGACGTGCGCCTGCTGCCCTCGCTGCACAAGGTGCGCGCGCTCGACCCCAGGTTCGACGAGCAGATGCTGCGCGACTACCCGCCCTACTTCTCCGCCCTGATCGAGGGCATCGAGCGCCCCGAGCAGCAGCACCAGGTGCTCGCCAACCTCGGCAGCATCCGTCTCTCGGCGCTCGGCGAGTTCCATCTCGAACAGGGCCAGGACTACGAGCAGCAGGTGCAGTCGATCCTCTCCGACCTGGTCAAGCCGCCGCTCAAGCACAAGCGCGTCGAGCCCGTCACCCGGCTCGAGACCGTCATTCGCCAGCAGTTCGAGGTGCTGCAACTGCTCGCCAAGCAGGAGGACGACATCGAGCGCGGCATGGTGGTGCCCAAGTACCCGATCGAGGGCCACGGCAACCTCTATGTCGACTTCGCGCTGCGCAAGGAGCGTTGGATCGTCACCGAGACGATCGACTTCAGCGGCTCGCCGAGCACCCTGCGCGGGGCCAAGTTCAAGGCCTCGGCGCTCAAGGCGCTGACCCTCGACGCCGCCGCGCGCAAGCTCAAGGGCGAGACCGTGCCGCTGGTCGTCTACCAGGCGGCCACCGACGAGATCCTCGAGGCGGTGCAGCCGAGCATCGACCTGCTCTCGGACTACGCCCAGCAGCTCTACAACTACGCCGACGCCGACGAGCGCGCCGCCTACTTCGACCGCATCGCCTACGCCGCCGGCCAGATCAAGGCCCCGCCCTACTGAGCGCGGCGCTAGTCCGCCCCGCCGACCTCGGCCCGCGCCTGCTGCTGCTCGCGCAGCAGATGGGCCAGCTCGTCGTCGATCGCCGCCTTGCGCCGCGCCTGCTGCACCGCACCCTCGCGCCGCACCGACTGCTCCAACGCCACCGCCATCTCCATCGGCGAGCGATGGTCCAGGGCGCGCGACTGCGCGATCAAGCGATCGAGCGACAGATCCCCGGTCTCCGGCACCCGCAACAGAATGCAGGCCAGCTCGTGCCGGGTGAAAAGCTCATTCATACCTCTACCTCGTTAGCAACCGCGCCGTCCCATGCGCCACCGTCGATGGGCATCAAACGACACCCGAGCGGGGCATTCTAACCGCTGGTACCGGGGGGGAATGCAATCGGCTTCCAGCGATCAGCCACCAGCCATCAGCGACCAGGCGGCTGGCGGCTGATCGCTGGCGGCTGACTCGAACCGCAAAGACCCAAAGGACACGAAGGGTAATGACCGATCAGCGGTCAGCCGGAGGGCGGGCTCGGCGCTCATCACTGGAGGCCGGAGGCTGATCGCTGAAGGCTGATTCGACCGCAACAGAGGATCTTGCCCGTCAACCGCCCGTCATGTGCGTCAGCCCTCCTTACTGGCCGCTGGCGGCTGGCTGGCGGCTGGCGGCTGATCGCTGGAAGCTGGTAACTGGATGCTGGTCGCTCGTCCGCCCCGCGGATACCGGATCGCGGTGCCCGGTGCTTTACCCCGGCAACGGTAAAGGAGGTCATGGCCAACCTGGGCCTCGTCTACCGAATCCGGGGCGACCTCGACCGGGCCGAGGCGATGTTCCAGCAGTGCCTGACACTGTTCCAGGAGATCGGTGCACGACCCCGAAACTGAGTGAGCCCAAACGCGGCTCGACGCGCTGCGCGAACAGCGCCGACAGCAGGTCTCCGCCGCCCCCAGCGAGACGCACTGAGGTGTTCTGGACCGTGCCGGGGACAACCCTCGATCATCGCCGAAACGGCTCGATCGAGCGGGATCTCCCCCACGCCACCGCGCCTGTCCCCCGGCCGGGTCGCGCCGAGCCGGTCGAGGTCGACCGGGGCCGCGCGACGCCGTGCGCCCGCGCAGGCCGCGCCGATGCCCTCCGCACCGAGCGGGCGGGACCGGCTCCGAAGCGCGCCTGACACACCGGCAAGGGCGCAACCGCGCCCCAGCCGGTCAGGGCTGCGGCGGGCCGTCCGTCCGTGCCGCCGCCACCCGCAATACCTGTGTCGCCCACTGGTTGAGGCTCTGCCCGGCGGCCTGGGCGGCGATCAGGGCGGCGCTGTGCACCTCGGGCGGGACGCGCAGCATCAGCCGCCCGCTCGCGGGTTTCTCGGGTGTCTTGCCGATGCTGGCGCAAGTCTCCAGATAATCCTCGACGGCCTCCTCGAAGGCCGCGCGCAGGTCGGCGACGCTCGCGGCGTGGAAGCTGACGCGATCGCGCAGCCCGAGCAACCGCCCGACGAAGCAGTCGTCGCGCTCGTCGAAGTCGATTCTGGCGGTGTAACCCTTGTCATGCATGCTGTTCATGGCGTCACTCCGAGCTGTTCGAGAAAGGCGCGCGCCGCCTCGACCTGATCGGGCTTGGCGTCCTTCTCCGGGTGCGGGCGATGGCATCACCGCAGACGGCGCGCCCGGCCTCACTGGCGGTGCGTCCGAGCATGGTCGACACAAACGTGCAGCACCGCAACCGCGAGCGGCATCAACCGCCTGCGCCGTCGAGCCGAGCCGGACAGCAGGCCGCCGTCCCCCCGCCCTACACCTCAATCTCCACCGTCTGCAACACCGGCGCCGGTCCCTGGATCACCCCGTCTCTGATGTAGACCGGATCGCCGATGCTGCCGCGCCCCCGTACCTGGGTCTGCTCGCCGCTGAGCAGGGTGACGGTGCAGCCGTCGCTGCTGGTGGCGGTGATGGTGCCGACGTCGGTGGACGGCTCGGGGAGGAGTTGCAGGAGGCGGCGGTAGGCGTTCCAGGTGTTCATGTCGGGTGGCTCTCGATGCGGATGGATTGCCACACCTCGGGCAGGCGGCAGTCGAGTTCGACCGCGCGCGAGAGCCCGAGGCGGGTGGTGCCGCCCTCGGTGTAGCCGATGAGCTGGCCGGGGTGGATGATGCCGGTCTCGGGGTGGACCGGGGCGCGCAGGGTGATGTGGGCCTGACGGCCGGTGTCGGCGAGCAGGCGCAGGCCGCGCTGGCGGGTCATGACGACATCGGTGGCGAGCGCGTCGACGCAGGTCGGGGCCTGGGTGTCGCCGGCGCGCCCGGCGCGGCGCACGCGATCGCGCCGACCGCCCTCGCCGCCGCTGATCCACACCGCGTCGTAGTCCGGGCGCGCGATCCACTCGATGCGCTCGGTGTGACAGGCGTCCTCGGGCAGTGCGATGTCGGGGGTGGTCTCGGCCCAGGCCCAGGGCGGGCGCGGATACCAGGGCAGCAGGCGCAGCACCGGCTCGGTGTCGTGGCCCTGGACATAGCCGCCGCCGGCCTCGGCGATGCGCGCGGCGGCCTCGATGAAGGTTCCGGTGTGACTCCAGGCGCCGGCCGGGACGGTCCAGTCCTCCAGTTGCCAGTCGAGCGTCCAGCCGATCGGCACGCCGTTGTCGGTGAGCGCCGCGTCGAGCAGCTGGCGGGCGCTGCGCGACTCGGTGTTGGTGCGCGCGCGTGGCGCGGCGGTTGGCGCGCCGAGCACGGCGGCGCGACCACGCCCGCCGAGGTCGAGCCAGTTGCTGCCGAAGCTCCGCGCGCGGGCGATGCTGTCGAGGCGCAGCCGGATCGGGTGGGCGTTGACGGTGGCGATCAGCTCGACGGCGGGCGCCTCGGGCTCGGCCTGGAGCCGTGCAAGCGCCGCGCCCGGCACCCGTGCCGACCAGCTCCACGCCCAGGCGTCGGCCTCGAGCGCGAGGCGCAGCGACGCGGCGGGGATCTCGGTGCCGTCGAGCAGGGTCAGGGTAACGGTGTTCCTCACGAGATAGAGCCTCCGGATGGGGACGATGCGGGTCGCGGTCGGCGGCTCGGGCACCCAGGGCGGGCGCGGTCGGCCGTCGCAGCAGCCGGGCAGCTCGACGGCGTCGCCGAGCGGCGGGAGCGCGCGACAGTCGAGCCGCACGCGGGCGAGCACCTCGGGCACATAGCACGGCGTCCAGCGCCCGGGGAGCGGCCACAGTGCCGCGGTGTGCGGGGCGCCGAGCACGGTCTCGACGGGCTGCGCGACGTGGTGCCCGGCATCGAGCCGGAGACCGATCGGGCGCGCCTCCTGCTGATCGAGCCGCAACCGGTCGCGGGTGCGCTCTCGATCGCGGTGCCCCGCTCGGGCGGCGGCCCGGATCGAGGCGGCCTCGGCGTGCACCGCCCGGGTCGCGCGCCGCAGCCGCCGGGTCTCGGCATGGGGAGCGGTGGCGCGCTGATCGCGCGCCGGGGCCTCTGCGCTGGGTCCGGTGGCGGCGGGGAGGGCCTGGTCCCGCGCCAATGTGGCGCGACCGCCGAGCCCGAACGAACCCGCCGGCGACGGCAGTACACTGGCGAGACGCGCCCGCTGGACCGTAGCGACCCGGACGGCGAGCCCGAGACTCGGCGCAGAGGACGATAGCGTGGCGGTGACCCGGATCGGGATCGAGCGCTCGCGCGCTCGCAGCCGCAGACTCGGCGCAGACGCTGGCAGTAACACGCGCAGCCAGGAGCGATCCCGGGCGCCGCGCGCGACCATCTCCAACCTCGGACGCGCCGACGCCGGCACCACGGCCTGTAGCGTGGCGCGCACCACGCCCGCATCGGCGCACAGCCAGACCCGGTCATCGAGCGCCGGTGGCTCATACCCCGCGAACAGGGTGACCAGTTGGCCGGGGGCGGGCGGCGCATAGACCACGACCGGCCCCCGTCAACCCGATGCGGGAACGGTATAGGGACCGTGACAGACCGGGGCGCACCCGGTGGCGAGATAGGTGATGTCGTACTGCCCCGGCACCAGACGCACCGACCAATCGCCGGCGGCATCCGGGGTGGCGATGGCGACCGGCTCATGGCTGATCCAGTCGCGAACCAGCACCGAGTCGGCCGGGGTGCCGTCGCCACGACGCGCGCTGCCGTTGATCGGCTCGCTCGCCTCGCTATAGGCCTCGGCGCGATATCCGCCGTCGGTCAGCGTCAACAGCCGCCCCGGCGGCTCGAAGCCCGCCTCGTAACGCACGCCCAGGGTGACGCGCAGGTCCTCGACATAGCCGTGCCAGAAGTCACTGGGCGAGGCTCCGTCCCACTCTTGGCCGACGGAGAAGCGATCGGTCACCTCAAGGGTGTTGGGTGCGGCCGCCAGGTCGAGGATCCGCGTGCCATCGAGATAGACCTGCCAGGCCGAGGGACGACGCACCACGGCGAAGTGGAACCAGACGCCGATCGGCATCGCGGAGGGATATGACGTCGTCGCGGCGGCCTCGTCGCCGAAGTACTTGCTCGCATCGAACACCGCGCGGTTGGCACCCAGCGAGGAGTGGAAGCCGAACAGCACGTCCTGCCCGGCATTGTCCGAGGCACGGAAGAACCAGCCCTCGATGGTGAAGGCAGGCACCCCCGCCAGACGCCTCGACAAGTCGTTGATCGTCACATAGGCACCACTGCCATCGAGATAGAGTGCGCCGGCCTCGGAGCGCGCGCCATCGACCGAGACCATCGCGCCACCGCGCAGGGACACCGGCAACCTCGCCCCGGAGTAGTCGACCAACTGCTGGGCGCCATCGCCGCCCCAACACGGCAGCAGCAAGACCACGTCGCGCCACATCGGATCGATCGCCATGCTCAGCCCTCCAGGATCGCGCTGGTCAGTCGACAAAAGGCACCGTTGTAGAGCAGCGTGTCGATCAACCGGATCTCGCCGCCACCGGCCTCGTCCGAGACCGTGGCATCGGCCCACCATTGCCCTGCCCCATCGGTGATCCGCGCCCAGGTGACGGAGGTCCCGACGGCGGGGTCTGCGCCGTCGATCTGCCCCTCGAGCGGGGCATCAAGGACGATCCAATGGGCACCTTCGTCGACTTGGCCGGCGGCGGCGGTCAAGGTCAGGACGACCACCGGCGGCGCGGCGGGCGGATCTCCCGGGCTGGCCGGCGGCGGGTCGCCATAGAGCCCGAGGGTGGCGCGTTGCGAGGACTCGACGAGCAGCGCGAGCGAGGCGTGCAGGGCCGGGAGCCGACAGGCGGCCTCGCGGGTTGCGAGATGGGCGGGCGATAGCTCCATGATGTCCTCAGGGTCGGTCGATGTTGCCGAGCGCATGGATCTCGCAGCCATCGGCGGCGGCGGGGTCGACGGGCTCGTCGGATTGCTGGATCGAGCGCGCGACCCAGAACTCGGCGATGGCGCCGACGGTGTCGATGCGCACCACGTTGCCGGTGCTCCAGCCACCGCCGTTGGCCGCCGCGGGGATCGTCATGTAGGGGGCGCCGGCGCTGTAGCTGCCGCCGCCGAGGTCGATCCGGGTGCGTGGGTTGATCGGGGCGATGTCTTCGCCGCCGGGGGCGTAGACGCCCTGCCAGACGAGCCCGCGGTTCTCGCTGATCAGCTCCCATTGGTCGCTGGCCGCGTTGGTGCAGCGCAGCACCCAGCGGTCGGTGTCGCAGCCCTCGTTGGTGACCTGGATGGGGTGGTCGATCAGGTTGAGGGTGGCGGTGGCGGCGCTGCCGCTGGGGGCGTCGGCCCACGCCCCGCTCCAGCTCGCCTGGTCCCAGGTCGCCGAGACCCGGGCGCGGCGATCGCCGATGATCAGGCAGCCGGCGACGATGGTCTCCCCGGCCGGGTAGTCGTGGGTGAGCGGGCGCGAGAGCGCGAGCCAGCCGCTGATCTGGGCATCGGTGACCTGGCGCAGGTCGCCGACGGTATGGCGCACGGTGAGCGGCAGGGTGAGGCCGGCGAGGTCGGGGAACATGATCTGCCCGGCGGCGCGGTCGAGCTGGTAGCGCTCACCGCTGACCACCGCGCCCGTGGCGTCGGTCACCCGCACCCAGGCGAGCCGGGTGCGACCGAGCGCGGCGGCGACCCCGGCGCTGGGGCTGAGGGCGGTCTCGGCGGCGTGGAGGATCATCACCAGATCGCCGGGGCGGTAGATCGGCACCCGGCCATCGGCGGGCAGCCGGGTGCCGTCGATGCCGAGGATGTCGGCGTCCAGCGGCAGGTAGCTGTAGGCGACGGCGTTGTAGCGCAAGGTGGTGGGGTCGACCGCCAGCGGTTCCCAGTCGGTGTCCTCGGCGTTGCGTTGCCGGAAGTGGACGGCGGCGACGCCGACGGCATAGTCGACCCGGCCCTCGATACCCTCGCCCTGAATACGCCCGTCGGCATCCGCGGTGGCGATCAGCTGGGTGCCCTCGAGGGTGGTGGCGACCACCTGCAGCGCCTCGGGCTTCAGCGGCGCGGTCGCGGTGCGGAAGCTCGCGGCAATCTGCCCCCACTGGCCGTAGCTGGTGAGGCAGCTCTCGACCGTGGGCGGCACGCTCGCCCCGCCCGGCCAGCGGCGCAACGCGGCCCGGCCGGTGGCGTAGTCGAGGTCGGCGATCGCCGCGCCGGCGTCGTCGTAGAGCTTGCCGTCGCCGCGGTCGCGATAGAGCCAGCCGCCGAGACGCAGCCGCACCGAACCGGGCACGATCGGCGACGACAGCGAGCGGGTGAGATCGACCCCGAGCACGCCGTCGGTGAGGGTCAGGGTCGCGCTCGCCGCCTCGGTGGTCGCCGCCCCGGCGAGCACGGCGGTGCCGCGGATCGGCTGACCGAGGGCCGGGGTGTAGGCGACCTGTCGGGTGACCCATTCGCCGGTGGTGCCAGTCGACGGCAAGCCAGTGTCGCCCGGCTCGACACAGCCACGCCATGCTTCATAGGTCGTACCGGGTGGGCAATCCGGGTTTGCAGGGGCAGCGTATCCAGTCAGTCTCATGCGGAGTCCTCGTTACCGGTGACATAGACCCATTCCGGCACCTCGAGCACGCCGTCGATGGTGCACAGGCCGGTGGCATAGTCGACGCTGCCGAGGGTCTGGCCGCTGACCGCCGTCGGCGGGTCGCCGACCAGGGTCGCATCGCCCGAGACCAGCGCGCCGACGCCGTCGTCGTAGAGGGTGATCTCGACCACGGTGGTGGCGTCCGGGGCGATGAAGGGCACCACCAGGGACACCCCGCCGGGGGTGAGCGCCTGGCCGAAGTCGAAGGTCTGGGCGGCGGTGACCGGCGCGCTCCGCTCGAGCTGCACCGGGTCGAGCTGGGCGTCCTCGGGGAGCAGATGGTCCCAGCGCAGGGTGAGTTCGGTCTCGGGGTCGGGCAGCTCGGTGAAGAACAGCCGCAGCCGCCCGGCGCGATCGATGCTGCCGCTGACGCCGGCGCCGGTGATGCTGCCGTCGGGGGCGGCGCTCAGGGTGAGGGGGGCGGCGGCGCGCACATAGTCGACGCGCAGCGAGCCGGGGACATAGGGCCGCTCGGCCTCGGGCAGTTGGCGTTCGAGCAACGCGCCCCGGGGGTCGACCGTCGCGCCGGCCCCGGCGCGGATGCTGTAGTGCACCGGGCTCGCCCAGGTCCAGATCAGCTGCGAGCCGGTATCGGGCAGCGCCCCCAGGGTGACCGCCGCGGTGGCGGTGGCGGCGGTATAGGTGCCGGCGCCGAGGCTGGGATCGGTGCCGCCGAGGGTGCCGGCGCCGTCCTCGGCCAGCTCATACCACACCCCTTGGGCCATGAAGGCGACGCGCAGCGTGCCCGGCGCCGGCGGCGGCGACAGGGTCTCGATCCAGTTGAGACGGCGGTTCTCGGCGGTGACCGGGCGCGAGCGGGTGTGCGCCGGTTGCGCGACCTCGACCGCGTGACCGCCGCCGGCATCGACGTGCAGAGTCAGCGAGTCGGCCAGACGCTGATCGGGCAGCGGCGTCTCGGTCTGGCTGGCCGGGACGAGCTGGCTGTAGAGGCTCGCCGCGCGCACCCGCAGATCCCCCGATTGGGCGGGCTCGGCCAGCCGCTGGGCGCCGCTGTAGCGCGCGGCATCGGCCACCGTGGTGTCGCGCAGCCGCGCGCCCTGGTCGTAGTCGTAGAGGTCGTCGCGGCGCGGGGTGTGGCCGGCGAAGTCGTGGCGCAGCGCGTCCTTGAGGGTCAGGGTGACGACCCAGCGGACGAAGTCGCCGGAGCTGTCGGTGAGGGTGGTCTCGACGGTCTCGACGTCGGTTACCCGCAGGTACTGCTCGACGGCATTGGCCTCCCCCTCGTGCTGCACGAGCACCAGGGTCTTGCCGATCGGCGGCAGCGTGGTGTCGACGCGCTGGATGATGCGGATGGCGCGCATCCCGGCGATGTGGTCGTCGTAGAGCACGCCCGGCCACATCGGCCCCTTGTAGAGATAGGCCTGGACGCGGTCGGCGGCCTGGGTGCGGGTATCGAAGGGGTCGGCGGTGCGAAACAGGGTGTAGCCGACGGCGGGATCGCGCGGCAGCGCGGTGAGGGCGAGCTTGGCGCCGCCGTAGAGGCTGGTGTCGAGGCTGCGCACCGCCAGCGCGAGCTTCCTCAGGTTGAAGCGGCCGTAGGCGCGGTCGAGATCGGAGATGTCCTCGAAGACGTTGTTGAGCGCGCCATCGACGATCTCGCGCCCGGTGGCGGCGCCGCCGCCCTCGGGGACGTCGTCCATCACCTGGCTCTCGACGAAGACGATGTTCTCTTCTTGGATGGGCATCGGTAGGGCCTCAGGCCGCCACGGCGGCGGCGGTTTCGAGTGAGGCGAGGAAGGCCTCGAGGGTATCGGCGCTGGCCGCGTCGGCGACGCTGACGGTGCCACCGGATGCGCCGTTGACGCTCAGACGTACGTCGATCGCGCGGCTCGCGCTCGCCGTGCCCGTCGCCCCCGCCGCGCCCGAGGTCGTGCCGGCGGTGCTTGCCGCATCGGTGCTCGCGCGCGCCGCGGACTCGGCCTCGAGGTTGGCCAGGGTCTCCTCGTGGCGCTGTCGCTCGGCGGCGATCTGCGCGGCCAGGGCGTCCTCGAGCGCCTGGTCCTGGGCGCGCACCGCCTCGAGCAGCCGCGCCTCGAGCGCGGCGATGCTGTCCTCATGGGCGCGCTCGGCATCGCTCAGCGCGGCGCGCCGCGCGGCCTCCTCGGCCTCGGCCTCCGCCGCCTCGATCGCGGCCTGGGCCTCGGCCTCGGCGGCGCGCTCGCGCTCGACGGCCTGGATCCGTTCGAGCATGTCGAGCTGGTCCTCGAGCGCGCGGATCGCCTCGGTGTTGCCGTCGCGCTTGGCCTCGGCGAGCGCCATCTCGATCTCCAGGCGTTGCGCCTCCTGCTCCAAAAGCAGCGCCTCGAGCTGCTGGCCGTTGAGCTCGGCCCACTCGGCCTGCAGATCGCGCAGCCCGGCCTGGGCTGACTCGGTGAAGTCGGCCATCTCTTCCTTGGCCGCGCGGATCGCGTCGCGCAGCCCCTCCAGATCCTCGTCGTCGAGGCGCTGGAACTGGAACTCGAGCCGCTCGGCAGCATCCACGAATTCACTGGTGCTGATGCCGCCGTCATCGAGTTGACGCTGCAGATCGCCCAGCGCATCCCCGAGCTCAGCGGCAGCGATCTCCATGCCGAGCATGCGCCGCTCCGCCTCAATGGCGGCAAGCTCAACCTCCTTGATCGCCTGGATGCCGCCCCAGAAGGGACCGAGGTAGTTGAAGGCGCCACGCTGGGCCTTGTCGAGCGCATTGATCTCGGACCGGGCGGACTCGGCGGCCGCGCCCAGCGCCGCCATCTCGCGCTGCGCCTCGGCGGTGGCGCTGGTATCGAACAGGCTACTGGTGTCGAGCTGACGGATGGTCGCGATCTTGTTGTTCCAGCTGTCCACGCTGTCGAGGATCGCCTGCACGGCATCGGCGGCAGCGGCGCTGTACTGGCGCAGATCATCCATCGTCGAATTGATGACTGCAGCCATCCATGCGGCAATGCCACCGGTCTGCTCGGTCGAGGCGCCCAATTCCTCTGTTTTTTCCGCCGCGTCTTCGCTGGCCTCTTTCAGCGCTTGCAGAGCCGCGGCTTCAGCTTGTTTCGATGCGATGGACTGGTTTGCTTTCTGCGCTGACTCGGCCGCCGTCCCATTGAGCTGTTGGTACACATCCAGCAGCCCGAGCGCGGCGGCCTGCGCCTGGAGCATCGCATCGACTTCAGCCTGTTTCGCCTCGCTGCTGTCCGCAGACGCCTTGAGCGCCGTCCTGGCGTAGGCCTCGAAGGCGCGGCGCGTATCCTCTGCGGTTGCGTTGGCCGCGCCCGAGATAGTCTCGAAGTTCTGGCGGGCGTTGTCAGCGGCTTGGTCCAGCGCGGCCTGCGAGTCGATCCCCATGGCCGAAAACGCGCTGGCCACGCGGGCGGCGGCGGTCTCGGTGGCCACAGCACCATCAGTGGCGCCTTGCTTGAGCGCCTCGATGGCCTGGAGCGCCTCGGCGGCGCCCTGTGCGTCGCCCGCCTCAATGAGCCGCTTGTACTCGGCTCGCATGGCCGTGATCGAGGCCGAGGTTTCATCCATCGCCGCCTGTTGACGCGTGGCGGCGAGTTCCGTGTCGCTGGCCGCCGCCTGTGCCTCAGTGCCCAAGGCGCGCAGATCGGTGCCGCCCGAACTCGCCGCAGCGGCGAGCTGGTCCACACGGGCCTGCGCCTCGGCCACATCCTGACCGAGCGCCACCAGAGACAGGCCGGCATCGGCATTGCCTGATTGCGCCTCGGCCAACGCCGAGTTGTAGAGCCCGAGTGCGGCGGTCTGCGCCTCTTGCGCGGCAATCAGCTCAGGCGATGGCGTGGCCTGCTCCTGCGCCTCGGCCAGCGCGGAGACGCCGAACGCGGTTTGCGCGCTCTGCTCATTGAGCCGCTGCCATTGTGCACGCAGCGTCTCAGCACGCGCCTCGACGCGCGCCATGGCCGTCTCGGCCCGTCCGAAATTGGCATCGGCAGCGGCACCGAAGCTGTCGGCAATATGGCTGATTTCCTTGGCAGTTGCCTCCAGCGCGGCTTTCAACGGGCCGAAGGTGATTTTGGACTGACTCTCGACCAGCGCCGAAAGGCCGTCGAGCAACTTCTCGAAGGCGAGCGAGCCGGCGCCGGCGAGTCCATAGAAGGCAGCTTCAATGGTGGCAATCCCGGTGCTGACCGAGCTGAAGGCCACACCGACTGCCGCCGTGGTTTTCTGCGCGTTCGCGGCCCAGGCCTTGAGCGTCGTGTCCATACTCGACAGCGATGCACTCACGCGCTGAGCGAGCGCCCCCCAATCGACGGCGTTCAAGAATGCCTGAATCTGCGCGGTGATGGCCTTGAAGCCGCTCACCAGCGCGGACTTCATGCTCTCGAACTGCGAGGTTTTGGTGAAGTTGGCGAGACTCTTCGCAAACGCCTCGACCTGGAGCCTAACCGGCTCCAGCAGGGGCTCGACGAGCTGAATGCGCAGCGAGTCCCAGGCGGATCCGAGCGCGGCCAGGGCCCCATTGAGGTTGCCGCCCATGACCGAGGCGGACTGTTGCGCCGCGCCGGACGCCGCATTCAATTTCGCGGTGTACTCGCGAATTCCCGCGCTGCCCTCGCTCACCAGCGCACGCACGCCAGGGCCGGCCTCGACGCCGAAGGCGCGCATCGCATCGGCGCCGCGCGGGCCGGCAGCTGCAATGCCGTCGATGGCCGCACCCAGATCGCCCGTGGTGATGCCCAACTCAGCCAGCTCCTGGCGGGCTTTGCTCGCGGGGTCGCCGAGCTGGCCGAGGATATTGCGCAGCATGGTGCCGGCCTGCTCGCCGCGGATGCCGCTTTGTGCGAGCGCGTCGAGCACGGCGGCGGTCTCCTCCAGAGACATCCCCGCGCCGCGCGCCTCGCCGCCCGCATATTTGAGCGCTTCACCGAGCTGCGTGGCCGTGGTGTTGGCCAAGTTGGCCGCGCTCACCATCACATCGGTGGCGCGCGCACTGTCCTCATAGGACAGCCCCATGATGCTCACCGCGTCAGTGATGAGCCCGGCGGCATTGGCCAGCTCGATGCCCTCGCCCTTGGCGAGCGCGAGCACACTCGGCAGGGTGGCGATGGAGTCGGCGGCGTTGAGGCCCGCAGCGCCGAGGATCTCCAGACCTTGGGCGGCCTCGGTGGCAGTGAATGATGTGGTGGAGCCGGCCTCCATGGCCGCATCGCGCAGCCGCCCCATCTCCTCGGCGGTGGCGCCGGTGCGCGCCTGGATCTTGTCGAGCGCCTCCTCGAATGTTGCCGCCTCGTCGATGGCACCGCCGAGGAATTTGGCGCCGGCAAAACTGGCCAGCGCGGCACCAAAGGCAGTCCACTTGTTGGCGACGCTGTCGATGACTGACGACGCCTGGTCCTTGGCGTTGATCAGAATTTTGACCGCCAGATTATTGGTCGCCACCGCCCTACTCCTCCAAAATCAGAAAACGCAGAGTGGCACGGTACTGGGGCTCCTCATCCGAATCGGCGGTATCGTTGACCCAGTAGGAGACTGGGGTGCGCTCGATGGCGGTGCCGCTGTGATGCCAACGCACCGCATGCGTGACACCGAGCCGGGTCATGGACATGCTGAGGCCGGGGACACTGGCCCAGGCCAGGAGCGTGTCGAGCGTGGCGCGGGTGATCCAGGAGGCGTCATCCTTCCAGGGGCGAAGCGTCATCGGGCGCCATTGGCGCGCGGCCTCCTGGATCAGGGCCGCACCGGTGAGGCTCGGCTCGATGCTCTGGGCGATGGGCGAGATGTGCTCGTCCTCCCAGTAGAGGTCGTCGGGCAGCTCGATCGCGGCGGCAGTGTCGGTGCGGGTGAGAATCACGCGGCGGCCTTCTTGAGCGTGCGCTCGAACAAGTGGGCATAGGCGGCGATGTCGCGCGCGCGGTCTCTGCCGTTGATGACGCGCCGGGCACCGATGTAGTCGGCCGTCATCGGAGTCAGGTAGTTGGCCAGGCGATGGCCGGTGAACAGGCCCATGAGTGCGCCGCGCACCAGGATCGTGGCCGAAATCGCCGGGTCCATGGCGCGGCTCGGATCGGCGAGTAGGTCGACGCCGACCAGCTCGGAGGCGCGCGCGTAGTTGGTGCGGTGGGTGAGCTGTACATGGCCGCGTCCGAGCCAGGTCTGCCCATCGGCATCGCGGCGCCAGTAGGGGCGGCTGACCTGGGGCAGCCGCCCGGCAGCCCAGGCACGGTCGAGGCGGCGAATGGCCTCGCCGTCCGAGTCGGCCAGGGTCTCGCGCACCGGCTGCATGGTGCGCGCGGTCTCATGCCAAGCTGTAGCCAGAATGTAGGCGGCCTGGGTGCACAGGATGCCCGGCTCGCACTCGATGGCGGCCAGTAGCGCCTCAGTGCCATCGACCTGCTGTTGCGTCAGTCGTCCGCCGAACCGGCGGCGCATCCCATCAAAAAATGCACGACGGTCGATTTTCACAGAGATGGTCTCCGATCCTCGACAGCCCTCTCCCAGGCTCTCAGGCGGGTCTGGTGGTCGTCGTGACCGGTTAAGCGATCGGCGTCATAGCGGCCACAGCCGACGCAATCGCGCGGGGCGCGATACCCGGCGCCACAGGCGCGTGCATAGCGCAGCGGGTGGTAGTGGCGGCAGAGCACGCGATCAGTCATGGAGCTGCTCCAGATAGGCGTCGGTGATGATTTCAATCCGCGCGTCCGTCATCCGATGAATCCCGTGATCAATGACCAAAACTGTGCATTGCCCGCCGAATGGATCAGCGCAAGCAGGACGAGAATGGCCCCGACGGCTCCGGTGAGCTTGATCAGTCGCTTCTGCAGCCGCTCTTCGTGCGAAATGCCGTCTGCGACGTGTCTCACGAGGAGCGAATGTGTCGCAGTCGACGTCGCATCGACCGTCTCGATTCGACTCGAGACATTCGAGAGTTGCCCGTCGATTCGGATCAGGGCACGCTGATAATCGGTCTGCGACTTCTCGACTTCTTCGATCCGCGCGAGCGCTTGCCCGGTCTGAATCTTCAGGTGCTCGATGTCCACCCCGTGCGCGCGCAGTTTCATGTGCGCTTTGTCGAGGGATTCACTGTGTTCGGTGAGTAATTTCGACTGCGCGCAGCCAGGAACTGGATCCGCGGTGCATTTGGGGTCTGTATCCGTCACGCGCTACTCCTTAGGCCATCAGTGATAGTGCGAGCTGGGCCGGGCCGCATCGAAGATGGCCAGCAAAACAATCACGGATTTCACGATTGGGATTCCAGCTCGTAGGTCTCGCGGATGGCGCGGACGATCGGCAGCAGGATGGCGTCATCCGTTTTGGTGTTGGAGTCCTTGATCGCCTGCTCGACGACGTCGAGGACGGCCCGCACGGCCAGCTTGGCGACGTTGGGCGCCAGGTGGGTCATCAAGGCGGTGATGAGTTGGGAAATCAGCAGATTCATCAGTGAAGCTCCTTGAACAGCTTGCGGTCGCGGTGCTCGCGCTGTTTGCCCGCGTTCCACATCGATACCGGGCGGTGGTAGCCCATGACGCGGCTCCAGACCTCGCAGGATTGGCGCTCTTCGGGCTTGAGTTCTGGGATGGGGGTGGCGTTCATGCGCGGGCAGCCTCCACGTTGAGGGCGTAGTTCAACTCCTGGAGCAGGAGCCGCTGGAAGCGGGCGTCGATCTCGGGTTTCATGGCCTGGAGCCGATTGAAGACCAGGGCGTGAACGGGGACGTCCACGACTTCGATCTTTTCGAGCTGCGGATTTTTATTGCGCCCAAATACACCGCTGCGCTGGGCAACCAGCCCGGCCATGCGGCGACTGTTGGGCCAGGACCAGGAGCCGGGGAACAGCCGTTTGGACACGCGCGCCCCCTGCATCCGGCGTGTCCAGCGCACGGTGCCGAGGTGGTGAGCCTTGATGGCGTTGGTGCCGATCCAGATCGAGAGCTGATCGGCGGTCTGGGTGGTCCGGTAGCGCAGTAGTGTGGTGAGCACCTTCTGCGTAATGCCGGCGGCCTTGGCCGCCTCACGCAGGACTTGGCGCCGGACCCAGGTCGAGAGCTTGCGCAGTGCTCGACGCCGCGCGCGCTCGACCCCCTCGGGCATGGCCGCCAGTTGGCGCTCCAGGCGCTCCAGCGTACCCTGAGTGTCGATGGTGAGAACCAGGCGCTCGGCGGACATGGTGATCGACTCCGATTAGCTCGCCGCCGAGTGCAGCGTGAGCTGGTAGGGACCGGACTTGCCGCTCGGGGTGATCAGTGTGCCCTTGAAGGCCAGCACCGCCGGATCTGCGGTGATGAAGCTGATGCCACCGGTTGGCGAGATGTTGGCCTGGAAGATCTCGATCTCGATCTGCTGGCTGTTGAACAGGTTGATGCCGTGACCGTGAATGCCGACCTGAAGCACGGTGTTGGTGCCGGCGACGATGGTGGAGCCGGCGCGCGCGGGCCAACTGGCAGTGGCGGTCACTTCGCTATCAACGATGGTCAACGACTTGAACAGCCCGGCCTCCATGTTGATCTCGTAGTCGGTGCCAGCGGTCTTGCCGGTGACGGCGAACGCGGTGAGATTGTTCTTGCCGACGGCCACCCATTTATCCTGGATGGCGGCAATGGTGATCTCCTGGGCGGTGCCCTCGGCCTGGGCGTAGTTGGCGGGCACGCCCAGCAGCGCCATGGACAGGATGTCGGGAGCGCATTCGTCGGTCTCGAACTCGATCTCGAGCGGCTTGGGCGAGAGGTAGGAGTCGAGCGCCTGGCCCTTGGTCGAGCGCATATAGCTGATGCGCTGGATGGTGTCGGGATCGGGCTGGGTGATGTTGAGCTTGGGGACGTTGATCGCATCCATGAAGCCGGCGGCGGCGCCGTTGGCGTCGAAGCGATCGAAGTAGGCGTCTACGGCGAGCAGCAGTCCGCTCATGGGTCAATCCTCTTTGTCTACGAAGTCGATATCGATGGTGACGCTGGGCGTCAGCCAATCGGAGTCGCTGGGGCGGCGCGGGATCTCACGCGTGCTCTCGCGCATAGAAGAGACGCCGGCGGTCGGGGGCCAGTCGGTCAGGCGCCGGCTGAGGGCGCGATGGATGTCGGCGAGTACCTCTCGGGCCAGTCGGCGCCCGGCGCCGTCGTCGTGGACCAGAGCCTCGATGGTGTAGGTCTGGCTCCAGGTGCCGCGCCGTCCGCTGGTCGCGGGGTTGTAGCTGGCGTCCTCGTCAAGCAGCAGCAGACAGGGTTCGAGCGGCGCGTCATTGCGGTCTTGCTCGGTACGCACCTCCAGGCCGGCATCAGTGTGGTAGCCGTTGGCGGTCTGGATCTCTTCGAGCCAGACGACGAGCTGGTCGAGGATGCGCTGCGCCTGAGTGCTCATGCGCCCCCCTGCCGGACGATCAGGCGCCAGAAGGGGCCGTCCGGCTCGCTGTGCTGGACGAGGAAGGTCTCGCCGCGCGCGGTGAAGGTGAGGCTATCGCCGCGCGCGGGAGCGGTGACGGCGGTGCGCTCGATGCTGATCTCGTGACGCAGCTCGACGAACCCCGACTGGCCCACGGACTGGGCCTCGGGGCTGTCGATGGCCCGCAGCGCGATCGGCTCACCGGTGCCGCCTGGGCGATACTCGGCGGCGTCGCCGAGCGCTGAGAGCAGCGAGGGCGCCGCCGAGCTGAGAACGTCGTCAACGAGGCTCATGGCATCAGCGCTTCAGCATCCCGCCCGCGCCATGCCCGGCAACGGTGTGCGGTGCGACATCGCCCCGGTACAGCTCGGCCCAGATGGTGAGGAAGGTACCGGTGCTACCGTCGCCACAGGTAGCGATGACGTCGAGGTAGCGTTTGCGCCCGCGCAGATCGAGGTCGAAGACGAAGAACGTGTTGTCGGCGTCGGCGGTGGGCAGCGCCGAGGTCGATCCGGCGATGTCGGTCGAGGTGCCGTAGACCAGGCCGGGGACATCGGCGTGACCGGAACCGCTGGTGTCGGACTCCGTAACCTTGAGCGCGGACATCGCCACATCGGTCGCGCCGAGATAGGCGATGATGCGCGCATGCTCCCAGCCCTTGGTGTCGACCTCGGCAGTGGTGGCCGATGCGGCGTCGATGATGGCGGCCGGAGGCGTGACCGAGACCAGCTTGAAGTTGTTGGCGTCGAGCATAGAGGTCTCCTTATTCGCCGATCAGGGCGACGATGGGGCCAGCATTGGTCGCATCACCAACGCCATGGCAATTGATGTCGAAACGCTCGGACGAAATGATCTTCGTCTGCTGGTAGCTCGACAGGCTGTAAGGGTCGACCATCATGGTCATTCCGCGCCGATCGCCGAAGATGACGCCCATGCGGAAGTCGCCGAACAGCACCATCGCCACGTTCGAGAGATCGGTCGCGACCTTGGGCATGGCCGGGCTGGTGAGGATGTCGTACCCGGCCCACTGGTCGGGCATCTTGACCGACAGTTCGCGCTTGGTGTTGCCGCCAGCGGCGTCGGTCAAGCGGCCGAACAGCAGGTTCTGGCCGGGCTTCGAGGTCAGCCATACCGGCTGGAGCCCGGGCAGGTCGGGAAGCTTCGCCATCAGTGCGCGCAGATCCGAAGCGTCGATCGCGGCGAAAGTGTCATGCCCGCTGGCGGCGTCGACCGCGCCGGCCAGCTCGAGGATGGCGGTGCGCAGGCCGACGATGCCGCCGTAGGTGCTGGAGCCGTTGCCGTTGATGAGGCACTCGTCCTCCTTGATCGCGAAGGCGCGTGCGTGCTTCTCAGCCACGAACTCGGCCAGATTGATGGCGCTGTCGTCGGCGTAGTCGTTGGAGATGCGCGTCTCGGCGGCGACGTTCTTGGCCACCAGTGTGACGTTGTCGAAGGCCGGATCGGTGACGCTCGGGGCCTGTTCGCGCCCGACGAAGTACGCCGACACGTCGCCAATGTCGCGCGGCACGCTGGCGGTGTCAGTGGTCATGCTATGCACGGTGCACAGGCGCCGCGCCAGACCGTACTGCTCGCGCAGGCTGATGATCGGCAGCACCAGCTCGTCGGGGATGACGACGGACTGACCAGCACCCAGGCCGGTGAGGACGCGCTCATTGAGCTGGACGCCGTAGTCACGGCACCAGCGCGCGGCGTCGGCGCGGCCAAACATGGTGGCCAGGCACCACTGACCAGCACGATAAGCGGTCTCCTCGGCTTCGCGGCGACCGCCGTGGAACAGCTCGGGGCGATACGCGCGCAGTTGGCCGGTGTGGGGCACGCGCGATTCGACTCGCGCCACGGAGGGCACCGGATCGGGCTTCTCGGTACGTGCACGCATCTGGGCGCGGAACTCGGCGAGCGTGCCGCCGAGCATGATGTGGTCTTCGGCCAGTTCGCGAGCCCTGAAGTGAGCGCCGACGGCGCGGATCTGCTCGGCATCGGGATTGATCGGGGCAGCGCAAGCCGGGATGGCTTCCGACTCGGCTACGACGGGGGCCGCTTCGCGGGTCTCTTGGTGCTCGGCGACCGGGGCCTCGGGTTCTTTGTCCATGGGACGCTCCGGTGAAGGTGAAAGGGATCGGCCGACGCCGACTGCGGGGTCTGCGGGAATGGAGACGAGACTTGCCTCGAGTGGCTCCCAGTCGGTGATGCGGTAGGTGTCGCCGTCTTCGTCGCTGGAGTGTTCGAGGACCAGCTCATGGATCAGGTAGCCGACACTGGCTTTGGTGCGAATGCCGTCGCGCACGTCCTGAAACACTTCCTCACCCTTGGCGCTGCGCGAGAAGCGCACCTGGGCGCGGCCAATGCGGTCGCTATCGATGCGCGCGGACTCGATCACGCCGACCTGCTGGCTGGTGTCGTGGTCGAGTAGCAGAGGGGCACCATCGAGCAAGCGCTCCAGGCGCACGGCTTCAGGGCTGTGGTCGAGGATCTCACGGCCCCACCAGCGTTCGACCGGTGCTTCGGAGCTGAAGGAGATCTCTACCGTGCGTGCGTCTTCGTCGATGGCGCGCAAGCCCAGGCCGAGATCGATCCGGGCCTCGCGCGAGGACTGTTTGCCGATCAGGTCGGCAGGCTTAAGGCGTGTCATCGTTGGCATCGGGGCGGCTCGTGGTGAGGCAGCTCTTGGCCGCCAAGGCGGGCAGAACGTCAGACAAGGTCAGGCCGGCGGCCTCGGCCTTGGCTTTGATGTCGGACAGCTCGGTGATGCGCTGACTGACCAGGTCGTCGAAGTCGCGGCCCTTGCGCGCGGCAATGTCGTGCAGGGTGGTGGAGCCGTTGGCCAGTTCGGTCTCGTCGGCGCTGGCCTGCTTGGCTGGGTCCGGCCCTTCCCAGCGCCGCGGCTGCCATTGGATGTTGAACAACTCCAGCTCGCGGCCCCGGCGGTCGCCGAAGGTGCCGAGCTGGATCTGGTGATCCATCCAGGCGGTGAAGACCACATCAGGGAACTCGGACTGGAACCAGTCCTGGCCCTCCATCCAGTGATCGCGTTCGACGCCGAGGAAGAACCGAAGTGAGGTGTAGTTGACGCCCTCGGCGTCGTTGCCGAGCGTGTTGTAGCTGACCCCTAAGCCCGTAGAGACCGAGCGCAATCCCCACTTGAGGAACTCGGGCATGGCGCTGTTGGGGTGTTGCGGGTCAAGCAGTTTGAGCTCGTAGCCCCACGGCACCACTTCCATCGAACCGGGCGCGAGGTCTTGGGCGAAGCACCCTGGGTCTCCGTTGAGCGGCTGTCCGTCCACTCCGACCAGGGGCGAGCCAGGCGCCGGCTGTGGCTGTGGTGCGAACTCTTTGGCCTCGTAGGCCGCGAACTTGGCTGCGCTCGCTCGGCTGGCTGTGACCTCGGCGTCCTCGGTGCCCTGGATCATGTGCAGGCGACTGGCCGCCGTGGCCATCCACGGCACACCGCGCGTCTGCCAGAAGAATTCGGGCATGTAGATGTGGATCATTTCATCGGCGGGGACGCGGTAGCGATCGCCGACCCGATAGCTGGACTGATACAGACGCGATTCGGCGACGATCCAGTACGCGACCGGGGCGCGCCACTCGTCCAGCTCGACGCCCATGCGGATTTCACGGCCCTCGTGTTCGCCATTGAAGTTGACGTCGACCGCTTCGGGATCGATGACCTGGAGGGCGAGCTGCCAGCGGTTGAAGCCCTTGGGGAGAAGGCGGACGAAGGCCTCACCGTCGCGCGCGACGGTCTCGACGACGTGACGTTGGAGTTGGCGCCAGGAGAACTTGCGGGACGCCTCACAGATTCCGCGCCGCCCCCAGGCTTCCCATTCACGCTCGACCGCAGCGCGTAGGCGTTGATCCGGCTTGCCGTTGGCGCGCTTGGCGCGCGACTGGAGGACGAAGCCAGGGGCGCCGACGATGTTGTTGCGCACGATCCGCACAAAGCCGCGCGCGTGATCGGAGTTCTGGTACAGCTCGCGGGCGCGGGCACGCAGCAGGCTGAGGCCGTGACGGATATCGACGTCGACCGGGCGGCTGGCGACGTTCCAGTCGGCGTGCTGGGCGGAGAATTTGGCCGCGTTCCACTGCCGAGACTGGTGCATAGGGATGATCTTGGCCGGCTGACTCATGCGCGGAATCTCACCTGGACCAGTTGCCCGCCGAAGGCGCCCAGGGCCTCGCCGCGCGCGACAGCGGCGGCGCGTTCCTCCTGCGCCACCATCGCGGCATAGCGGTCACGGAGCTTGAGCAGTTCGGGCAGGCTGCGCGCGATGTTCTTGTCACCGGAGGCAACGCTGACCAGATCGACATCACCCGCTGTGGAGCGCCGCTCGATCAGGGCGTCGATGGCATCGAGGACTTTGCGGGCATGGCTGCGCCCGTCGTAACTGGCGGCAGCGTTGAGGTCGGGCAGGATCTGGATGACGCCGGCGCCGACCTGGTAGCGGTCGGTGCCATCGCTGACGTGGGCGACCCAGTCATAGCGTCCGGCGGCGTAACCGGCGGTGATCTCGGGGGTGAGGTGAATGCAGTGTTCGGTGCCAGCCGCCGTGGACTGGAAGCTAACGATACCGCTGGCCGCGAACAGGGTGTAGCTCAGGGTCCAGGTGGGCGCGGGGGAGTCGGGCAGCGCACGCTGCCAGCGCCAGGTGTCCCCGGCGCGGGCTTGGGTCGGCTCGATGGTGCGGATCGCGACTGTCATGGACGTCATGATCCACAGGTCGCTGTCCAATTTTCAGGGGAAAACTGGACAAATTAGCGACGCCAGTTGTTGACCCAGCTGTAGGCCGTGGCGCGGCTGACCTGATAGCGCGCCTGGAGCGTCTGCGGGGTATCGTGGGGCAGGATCTCTGGACGCCGGGCACGGCGTGGAATGTAGAGCGATTCACCCGCGCACTCGTGACAGATCAGGGTCAGGACGCGGTCGGCGTCCGCGCCCAGTTCGCGGTGGAGAATTTCAGCCAGCTCCGCGAACGTCATCGCTTCCAGCCCTGGACGAAGTTGGAGCGGCGGGGCGGCGAAGGCGGAGCGGCCACGGGACGCATTGGCTGTGGTTCTGATGCTGGTTTGGAGGGGGACGATTCAGGCTTGGATTCAGACCCAAAAAACCGCGTCACCCGCCGCTCCCAGTCGCTCGGGCGCAGTCGATCAAGTCGAATCTCCGGATGATGGGCGACGGCGTAGGCATAGACCCAGGTGTCCAGCGGCTCGTTGCGCTTGGTCATACCGCGCTTGGGCTCATAGCGCTGGCGTTTGGGATTCCAAGTCTCGGAGAGCAGGCCAGCCAAATACTCGGGCGGCAGGTCCTGGCTGAAGTGCGCGCGGCGATCCGGCGGGGGTTGGTCGGCATCGGCGCGCAGGTCGGCATAGAGGCGGTCTTTGGCAAGCTCGGTGCCGACCTGGTGATAGCGCATGCCATGCTTGATGGTCTGGCCATTGGCGCGGTGGTCGATCTTGCGCGCCGGACCAAGCGGGCGGTCGAGGCGGTAGCGGCTGCCGGTGATGGCGATCACGCGTGGCAGGCGGCACCCGCGCACGTAGGCCTTGACGTGCTCGGTGTTGTGCCCGGCCATATCGATGGCGGCGCCCTCGAGGGGGATGGGGATACCGTGCGCGGTGTGGATGGCGCGCCCGAGCAGGTCGGTCAGGGCGATCCAGACCTCAGGGCGGGCGGGATCGCCGGGCAGTTCGATGTAGTCGAGCACCCACCACCGCCCGCCCTCGCCCCAGCCGACGATCTGGACGGCGAGGCGGTCGTCCTGGGTGTCGATGCCGGCGGTGATGAGCCCGACGCCGGGCTGGGCTTCGCGCAGCGGGTAAGGCTCGGCGCGCGCTGCGAGATCGCGCAGATCGACATTGGTGCGCCGATCCTCCCAGGGTAGACCGAGGCGTTCGTTGGTGAAGTGCTGACGACGCTCATCGGAGTCTGCAGCCTCGACCCATTGGGTGGCGAGTTCGCGCCACGAATAGCCGAGGCCAAGCGGGGCGTAGAGGGCGGAGAGATGATAGCCGCGCACGCGCCGTCCAGGATGGGTGGCGATCCATTCGCCGCCGGCGAGTAGCGCCGGCTTGTCGCGCTCCTCGATCACGCATCCGTTGTGGGCGCAGGCGTACCAGACCTGGGTGACATCGGCGTTCCAGTGCAGGTGCTCCCACACCAGCGCCTGACGCTCGCCGCAGTGGGGACAGACTACGTGGTAGCGGCGCTGGTCAGAGCGCTCCCACTCGCCCTCGATCCGGCTGGAGCCTTTGACGGTCGGGGTCGAGAAAATCAGCAGTTTGCGCCGCGGAAAGTTGGATTGGCGTGATTCGATCAGGCCCAACGGATCGCCGCGACCGTCAACATCCCATGCGTATTCGTCGGCTTCATCGCAGATGACATAGCACAGTGAGTCGGACTTGAGGTTGCTGGCCGATCCGGCGGTGGTGAGGTACAGCAGCCCGCCGGGGTAGTCGATGAGGTCGAGGCGATTGGATCCTTCGCGGCTCTTGCTGATGTCGATCTTGCTGCGCAGACACTCGGCACCCTCGATCATGGGATTGAGGCGCTGGTGGCGCCAGCGCACCAACAGGCGATCGGTCGGGACGACGATGAGGGTCGGCTTGGCGGTGCGCACCTGGTCCATGATGTAGCCGATCCAGTTGACGGCAGCCTCGGTCAATCCCAGCTGGGCCGATTTCATGACCACGATGCGCTCGACGTCCGAGGTGGCACTCAGGGCGTCCATGATCTCGCGCAGATAGGGGGTGCGTGCGGTACGCCAGGGGCCGGGTTCCGAAGAGGCCTTGGGGCTGAGCAGGCGGTAGGCGTCGGCCCACTCAGAGACGCTTAGGTGCACTCTGGGGCGCAACAGGCTGGAGAGTTCGCGCATGGCCCAGGCGCCATCGGTATCGAGGCTCATGCGGCGCGCTCCTGGGTGGCGGGGTGCGGGTCGCTGGCGACGCTGGCGAGCTGCTCGCTGACCTGGGTGAGCAGGCTTTCGACCTCGCCGCGCAGCACGGAGCGCACCTGATTGGCATCGCTCACCCCCAACAGCAGGGGGGTGAGGCGGTCGGGCAGGGTTTCGGCGACGTTGAGGATGACCTGGCTGGCGTCGGTCAGGGCTTTGTGCACGCTGGCACGACGCACCAACACGCCGGCTTGTTCCTGTTCTTCACGCTGGCGGATGCGGGCGGTGGCTTCGTGCTGCCGCATCTGGGCGAGACGGGTGCGGCGCCCGATTTCGTCGACACTGAGCTGATTCAGATCGGTGCCCGGGTCGGCGTCGGCGTCGGCGTCGGCGTCGGCGTCGGCGTCGGCGTCGGCGGGCTCGGGTGTGTCAGGTTGGCTGGCCTCGCGCAAGGCAGCGTTGCGCGCTTCGACATCGAAGCGATGGCCCCGGGTGGCGGTGAGGCGCTCCATGCTGGCCTCGACATCGACTCTCCCATCGACCATGACCAGCCGCCCGGCCTGCTTGAGCCGGGTGACATAGGAGCGATCACGTCGCAGTCGCTTGGCAAATTGCGCTTGCGTTTCCAAGGTCATCCGCGAATTCCCCTGGTTGCCGAGACCTGAATGCCGTTGCCGAGACCGATGCCGAGACTTGTGGCGCCCTCCTTCGCGCGATAACTCTTTAATCTATCACGCGTTTTTTTGGTATTGCCGAGACTGCCGAGACTGCCGACACCTAAAAGCATTTTGGTGTTTTGGTGTCGCTCTAACCCTTTGTTCCTCGCGCGCGCGCGCGCGTGATTAATAGGGGCGAAGTCTCGGCAGTCTCGGCAAGTACCCTTAAGTCTCTGTTTCATCGATTTTTTTACCCGTTTTCAGGTCTCGGCAAGGTGTCGGCACAGGTCTCGGCAGTGTCGGCAAGTCTCGGCACACTCCGGCTCAAGCCGCCTCCAGCTCTCCCAACGAGCGCCGCGCCTCGGTCATCGCCGCGCGAAACGCCTCGATCTGGTTACCAATCCATTGCTGGCGGTGGACTCCGTCCGGCATCGGGCGGTCGGTCGGGAAGACGACCATGCCGCGCTTGGTGTTGTGCCCGATGAGGTAGCGCTCATCGGCTTTGCGGATAGTCGGCTTTTTGCCGATGGCGGTGAGCAGGGTCTGCTTTTGCGCGGCCTTGGGGATGCCCTCGCGTCTGGTCCAGAGTCGATACAGGTCATAGAGGTCATGAGAGGTGCAGGGCCGGTACAGATCCGGGTCGATCTCGCCGGATGACCAGTCGCGGTAAAAGCGCTCGGTCGAGTCCATGCCCAGCTCGACCAGGTCGCGCTTGGCGTGGGTCATCGGCGGTTTGGTGTGCGGGCTGAAATCGCCCAAGTCGAGATGCAGCAGGTGGTGGTGCAGTGCCTCGGTGCCGCCGTTGGCGATCTCCTCGGACACCTCCAGGTAGAAGTGTTCCGGGAGCGCCTGCGGGGTCCAGACGACGCAGTAACGCCGATCGCCATCGTCGAGTTTGGCGATGTCGATGCGGTTGGAGAAGAAGACCAGATTGCAGTGATTGGCCTCGCTGCGCGCCGGGAGCATCTTCTCGTTGATGATCCACTCGGGCTCGGTGACCATCGCCTTGAGTCGACCCTGGATGTGATACAGCTCGGCACGGCTGACCACCTCGTTGCCGATGGCGAACAGCTTGCCACTGGCCCAGCCGTTAAAGTTCGATTCCAGCTCGACTTGGCTGAACTGGCAGGCATAGCGGCCATAGATGCGGCGCACGCAACCAAAGAAGGTGTTCTTGCCGGTGCCTTCGGGGCCGTGGACCAGCAATGCGGTCTGCATCTTGGCGCCCGGGTGCTGGATCGGATAAGCGATCCATTTGAGGATCCATTGATACAGCCCATGCGGGTCCTGAGTCTCGCCGGAGCAGAGATACTCGAGCAGCTCGAGCAACCGCTCGCAGCTCCCGGACTCGGGTCGCGAGGGCCAGCCTGCCCAGAGATTGCAGCGAATTTGCGAGTCGGATTCCCCAGGGTCGAACCCGACCTGTTCTTGCAAGACGGTCTGGCGATCGGGGTGTTCGAGCCATTGACGCACCAGCCCTTTCCCGGCGGCTGAGCGCAGCGGCCCCAGCCCCAAGATCAGTTTGCGACGATGGTCGAAGACGGTATCGGTGCCGTAGATCAGCGCGTATTCATTGATCAGGATCTCGATATCGAACCGCCAGTCCTCGACAGATCTCCCCTCCCCCCCTGGGGTGGTGGTCGGCGAGCGCTGTTCGGTGGTCCAGCCCAGCTCAGTGAGTCGCGCCTCGATCTGGCTGCGTACCGTGAGCAGGCCCTCGGCAGCGTGCAGGTCGTTGTAGTCGGTGAGCTTGCGCCCGGCGTCGCGCACAATGGCGCGTGCAACAGCGCGCGCATCATCCGCGCAACCGGACCAGTCGACCTCGGCGGCAATGCGTGCACGAGCCCGCACCTGGTCATCGACCGAAAAGCGCGGAGCGACCCACGAACCAGAACACTCCAGCGCCGCGGCGCTGGCGGCGGTGGTGCCCGGATTGCCCTGGGTGGCGAAGTCATCATCGGCACAGATGAGGATGCGCGTGCGGGGATATGCCTTGCGCAGTGCGCGCGCGACATGGCGCAGATTGCCCGCATCGAAAGCGACCGCCACCGGAAACTGCGTGGCCTCATGCAGGCTGGCACCCGTGGCATAGCCCTCGCACACCAGCACCAAAGTGCCAACCGCGCCGATCTGGTGCCAGTGGCCCTGCTTGGCGACACCGGCCGGCCAGTATTCCTTGTCGCGCCCAGTGCGCTGGATGCGCTCGGACTGCAGTGTGCGCGAGAGCAGGAATTGCAGCCCATACACGCGCCCGTTGGCATCGTGCATCGGGATGACGACCGAGCCGCGCTGGGTGTAGCGCACGCCATGGCCGCCGATGCCCTTGCGCGTCAGGTACTCTGCGCCCCCCTCGGGCGCGGTCGCCTCGCACTTGCGCCACATCTGCTCGGCGCGCCGGGCCGCGCGCTCGGCATCCCTGGCACGCACCGCGGCGGCACGCTTGCGATCGTCTCGATACTTGGCCTTGAGTGCCTCGCGCTCTTCGTCGCTCAGCTTGCCATGCTCACCGAGCTCGATCTTGCGCGCGCCGTTGTCGTTGCCGCGCCAGATGCCGTAGCTACCGACCAGCACCGACTCGCCATTCCGGTTCTGGATCTCGTGGAGCAGATACCAGCCGCGCTTCTCACGATCATCCTCAACCTGTGTGCGAATGATCTTGCCAACTTCCAGCTGCTCAACTCGGTCGCCAGTCAAACCGGCGCTGAGGAGCTGGCTGCGCACCTCCTCAGAGTTAATCCACATCGTCAGCCCCCGCATAAATTACTGAAAAGACTGGGATGCTGACCATGCGCCGACACCGGACACTAGCCAAATTCCGCGGCATTGGGCTCCTCTTCACCGAAGTCTGAGAAGGACCCATCGTCCGGCTGTCGCCAGAGCGTCGATGCAACAGATGCACACCGCCCGCGCAACAGCGCGCGCCCTCACTCCACGGGGAGACGGGGCGCAACCCCCATGCTATGCTCTCAATCGTCATTGATCTGCTCCTTTCAGCGTTGGCAGATGAATGAAAGTCAACGCCCAGGCCGGCCAGCCTGGGCGTTGGCGTTTGCGGGTCTGGTAAGGTGCGCCGGTCTCCATCGTCACCCCCCTCCTCATCGTCCGTACCATTCGCGGCCAGTCGCCTCTTCAAGAGCGCGAACGGCGTCGGCGATGTTCTTCTGGGTGCTCATGGCACTGTTGGTGACGGCCCAGAGGTCGGAGCGGTGGACGCAGATCAGGTCGTTGCAGGGGGTGTCGACGGTCTCGACGTACTCGATGAGATCCCCGGCCTCGGGGAAGCGCTCGCAGTGACGGCGCACGGCGTCGGCCAGGTCGTCTCTGATCCGGTCGTAGTGGCGCATGCTGATGGCGTGGGCGCGCCGGGCGATGGCGGCGCGCACGTCCTGGGTGATGGGATCGTTGGGCGCAGGGTCGGACGCGATCGGCTCCAACGGCGGGCGGCTGTCGCGCTGCTGGGACCAGTAGTGCCACAGCACGTCGTCGCACTCGGTCTGGTAGGCGCGGATGCGCGCACGCAGCTCGGGGCGGACCTTGTTGGGGTGGATGGTCATCAGCCAGCCCGCGAGCTTGCGCAGAGGGAGGCAGGTCATGGAGCGGCGCTGGGTGTCGTCGGGGAGCTGCGTCAGGATTTCCCTGACGCAGGTCGCGTATCTGGCTCTGAGCTTCTCGTGCTGGCCTTGCCACGACATCCCCATCGCCTCGACCACGGGGCGCATGGGCACGAAGGGTTCGCCGGCGTGCTCGACGAGGTAGAGCGTCTGATCTTGGAAGGAGACGGGCAGAAGCGCGGACGCGCGGACGGAACTGTCTTGCGACATAGTGGGATCCTCGGTTGCTTGAGAACCGCCACCGTCGACGCCAATCGAGAGGGTGGCGGATGCCACAGGGTTGGCGTAACCGCACCGAGGAGCGGCGCTCCGAAGAGCCCCCATGACACCCGCCATAGCAAACTGCGGGCGCAAAAAAAGACGCTTCGTGAGAGCGCCTGCGCGCTCGGTTTCCAGGACGCCAATCCCGGCCACCCAATGAGGGGCAGCGGAATCAGCGTAGCCCACGGCAATCCCCATCGTCAAGCCTCACGCCCTAGCCCTAAGCGCTGCGCCACGCGCAGCAGAATCAGATAGCCGAGCAGGTCGAGCACCACATCCTCGTCGCCACGCCCCCAACGCCAAGGCGAGCACAGGGTCGGAGATGGTCGTGTCCCGGCGTCGCCGATCACCCTGACGCCGCGGCGCGGGCATGGACTCGATCCAGAGCGCGAGCTGTCCACGAGGCACCGCAAGCCACTGCGCGATGTGATAGAGCGGCGCGCCCTCGGCCATCATCTGCCGCGCCTCAGCCACGATTGCCGTGCGTTGCGTGCTCACGCGTCCCTCTCCATCCCCCCGCGTCTCGCGGCGTCCCTGTCAATGTCGCGCGCAGCATCCATGCTCACAGTAGAGAGTTCGCGCTCGCGCTCGATGAGGCGGCGCACATAGACCGAGACCGGGCGGTCCTGATCGGCGGCCTCGCACGAGACCCAGCGATGCAGGTCCTCGGTCATCCAGACGCGGATATCGTGATCAAGCGGTGAGTGGTGAGGCATGGCGATGATCCTTCAAGTAGGAAGTCGAGGCGGTAAGACGGGATCCGGCGCAGCCGCCAACTCGAGACCAGCGGCGGCGTCATCGTGCAGGGCGCCTTGGGGGGGTGGACCGAAGCTATCGGGCGAGGGGTCAATCGCCCCATGAGCTTCTCGGAGGATCGCCAGCGTCAGCCGCCCCCCGGGACGCCGATGCCCGTAGGCCAGTTGCGTGAGGTACGCCAGGGTTGTCCCGACCCGCTCTGCAAACGCCTCTCGCTCAGGCGTTGGCAGCGATTTGTAGTAGTCCAGGAGTCTCATGTCGCAACATATAGCACATGCTAAAAACCACGGCAATAGCAAATGCTCGTTTGCTAGACGGTTAGCTATTGCTAACGTCGCACTCATGCATGAGAACATCACAGAGATTCGCCAGCAGAACCTGAAGCGTTTGGTGAGCGCGGCCGGATCTCAGCGCGCGCTCGCGGAAAAAGCCGACCTGGCACCCGCCTACATCAACCAGATGCTGACGGGGAAGCGAGGCATTGGTGAACGTACCGCGCGCAAGATCGAGGCTCGACTCAACTGCAACCGCGGCTGGCTCGATGAGCGCCATCAGGCCGCGGAGGCCTGCGACACGACCAGCGCCGCCGACGAGCCCCCAGGCCTGAGCGCTGACATAACAGGCACGGTCATCCACCCGATCGTCGTCTGGGACGACCCGGCGGACCTGCCCGAGGGGCAGTACGTGCTGATCCCGCGCCGCCGCGTCGCCTTCTCGGCGGGCAACGGCAACCTGGTGTTCGAAGAGGAAGAGGCCCCGCCGCTGGCCTTCACCTCCGACTGGGCACGCCAGACCGGGGTGCGACCGAACAACGCGGTGGTGGTCTACGCCAAGGGCGACAGCATGGAGCCGAGCATCTGCGACGGCGACGTGCTGCTGATCGACATCGACACGGCCGGCGACGACATCCGCGACGGACAGGTCTACGCGATCCGCTATGGCCACGAGCTGCGGGTCAAGCGGCTGTTCCGGCGCTACGACGGCTCACTGATCCTGCGCTCGGACAACGCCGGTCGCTACCCCGAAGAGATCATCCCGCGGGAGGATCAGAACGGGCAGGTGCATGTGATCGGGCGCGTGGTGTGGCGCGCGGGTGGGGTGTAACGCCAGGGGACTTGACAGATAGGTCAAAAGAGGAAGAGAGAAATGGATTTAAAAACGCTTGATCGTTTCAATAGAAAAGCAATATGCGACAGGCAAATTGACACGCTAATAGGACTGAGCAAAGGGCTTATTGCGGACGGCAGAATCAACCAAGAAGAGGCGGACTTTCTACATGGCTGGCTCATCCACAACCAGTCGGCAGCTGAAAACCCCATCGTCTTGAACCTTTTCGAAAAGGTATCAAGCATGCTCGAAGACGGCGTGCTTGATGACGACGAATCGCAAGAGCTTTTCTCCATACTCCAACACTTCGCCGGAGAGCGCCCGGAGGTAGGAGAGTTAGCAAAAGCGACCTCACTCCCACTCGACGACCCAGCGCCAGAAATCATCATACCGGGCTCGTCTTTCCTCTTCACTGGGACTTGCGCTTTTGGTTCACGAAAGAAGTGCCATGAAGCAACGGAAGCGCTTGGCGGGCTGATAGCAAAAAGTGTCAATAAGTCGTTGAACTTCCTGGTTATCGGAACATACGTCACCGACAGCTGGGCGCATGAAAGCTTTGGTCGAAAAATCGAAAAAGCCGCAGAATACCGATCACAAGGCATCCCCGTCAGCATCATCACAGAGTCAAGTTGGATCGAGGCTGCCGGGTTGTAGCAACCTCGATGCAAGGCAAACAGGGAGGTCCCTGCCATGAAAAGGAAAGCCGTCTGCATTGTCTTCGGTTTTGCTTTGATCTCGCAAGCCGCTGCGCACGGGGAGATTTACAAGTGCGTGGACCCAGATACGGGAAGGGCTGTATTCTCTCAGATCCCCTGCACCCATGGCACTGATCCGATGGATTTGGATGTTCACACGCCAGACGCATCCGTTGCCAAATCGACAGCGCAGCGATGGCGCGAGATCGGGCAGCAGCAAGAGCGAGCGCGCACACTCGCCGCCGCCGAACGAAGACTCGAGAAGCTCGAGTCCCAACGAGATGCTGAACTTGCGCGAATCGCGGCACGCCGGCGCTGGGCCAATAACAACCTGGCCGGCGCGACACTGGAAAACGCCTTGGCGGCGGATAATCAGGCCGTGATCGACAAGTACGCCCCTCTCATTGACGCGGCACAGCGCGATCTCGAGCGCCTGAGATATAGCTCGCCGTGAATCGGTAGAAAATCGGTCCTACCGCGGCTCCATTGCCGCCCGCGCCGCCTGAGCAAGGAATGCCGAGCGGCTCAAGTGCCGAGCCTTGGCATGGGCATCGATGCGCCGCACCAAGGTCTCAGGCAGCGAGATATTGAGCCGCATCGCCTTGGGGCGCACCCGCGCCAGATCGATGTCGACCAACAACCAGACCCCGCCCTCGTACTCAGGATCGTGCGCCAGTCTCTCCAGAGGCGTCGGCGCCGGGATCTCCAGCGTCTCACCCTCGAAGTAGAGCTCGACCGCTTCCTGAATCGCGCCCGGCAATGCCTCCCAGGTATCGGCGGCCGAGAAACAGCCAGGGAAATCCGGGAGCGTCACGCCATGCGCGTGCTGTTCGTCACCCAAGTGGACATACGCCGGGTAGAGCATCTTCACCTCCATTCCCAACCGGCTTGCCGGTAGATGTTGCGCAGTGTGCCGACGGGAAGATCCTTGCGCGGGTGCGGCACCACCACATGCCGGGCCCGCTGCGGATGCTTGAACTTCTGATGATCGCCCTTGCCGCCGGCCAGAACCCAGCCCTCAGCCTTCAGGCGTCGAATCACGTCGGCGCTGTTCATGGTGTGTAGCTTTACACACGCCCCTCTTCAGTCGCAACTGAGTTCACCAGGAAGGAGCGGCGAGATGGCGTTCAGTAGATAAAATTTAGCTTTTGCTATTGACCTGACATTTAGCAAAAGCTACCTTTCTCCTCAAGGCCCATACCAAGGCCGCCACCCGAGAGGAGTGAGACATGAGTGACGCTGGAATCGACCACCTCGACCGGCTCCGGTGCGATGCCGAAGCCAAACGCGATGCGGCACAGGCCAAGGTGACGGCTATCCAGGCTGAACTGACCGTCGCTCGCCGCCAGCTCAAAGCCGCACAGAAGGACTGGTTGCGCGCGACAACGGCTTGGTGTGACGCCTGTGATGAGCGTGACCGTGCATCGGGGGTGCGGGCATGAGCTCGCTCGAATGGCTCAACGCCCTGCGCCGCGGCGACCGCGTCGCCGTCACGCCCGACGGCGCGCACGGCGTCGTCACCACCGCGACGGCGCGGCAGCTCGTCGTCGACCAGACCGACACACCGCTCGACCACACCACCGGAGATCACGCAGATGAGTAAGCAACAGCGCACCACGCTGGAGATCGACTCCAACGTTTCCGTCCAGCACCTCACCAACGTGCTTCGTACCGCCGGGCTGGAAGTGCGGGCCAACGTCCACGGCATTCCCACCATCCGCTCCCGCCGCACGATCACCAAACGCGCCCCGCGCTGCTGGCCAGATGGACGCGCCAAGGCAGCTGTGGAGGGAGAGGCATGAGCAGTCAGCACACCCAGGGGCCGTGGCTCACGGATCTTCAACCGGACGACACGGAAGTCGTGGTGCGCAGCCTCGACGGCGATGTCATCGCTACGGTCGTGCATCGGGATCTGGCTGACCCGGGCCGCCCTGTTGTCGAGCTGACCGACGACGACTGGCCTGTCTACGCCAACGCCCGGCTGATCCGCGCGGCGCCCACGCTGCTCGCCGCGCTGGAACACATCCTCAACACCTCGGCGCAGCAGTGGAGCGACCGAGACGCGATCAACGCCATCGCCCGGCACGCGATCAGCGAAGCCACGGGAGGGAGACACGCATGAAAGGCCACGACCACCCCATCACCTGCGGCCCTATTCGTACGCAATGGCCGATCGAGGCGAGCCAACTCGAAATCGAGGAGGCAGCCGGCACGCTCGTAAGCCTGATCCGCGCCGCGCCCGACGCGCCCCACGGCGCGCTCGACGAGAGCATCCGCGAGCGCTGCCAGCAGCTCATGACCGCCACACGCGAGCTGGTCGAGACCGGACTGCTCGCCGCCACCACCGCACCGGAGGTTCGGAGCATGGAAGAGGTCACATTCCGCATCGCCTGGGCTGATGGCGTGCTGGTACACGGGCAGATCATCGACCCGCCCGAATGGCGCCTGGCTGCGCACCGCTATCCGTCATTTTGGCTCGATGAAGACCCCTGCGGCTGGGCCGTGAGCGACGTGGTGACTGGCCGCCTTGTCGCCATCGCCGACGAGCGCGAGATGGCTATCTCGGGCGCACGCGGACGCCTGAAGGCCGAAGCATTTACGCGCAACCTCTGCGTCGAGACCCTGCTTGACACCCTGCGCGAAAAAATCCAGCACGAACGGAGGAGCGCATGACCTGCTCAACCGCAGCCCGCCTCCTTGCCGGGCATGACTGGGCGAGTCGACCTGCACACCCAGCTCGACGGACGCCGGTTCCGTCCCTGCGGTCCGCTGGAGACCGCGACCATGGGCTGGAGCGCACCGCTCGGCGAGGACAGCGGCGCCCTGGTCCATCCCCTCGAGGGCTGTCTGCTGAATGTATAGTTCTATTTCGGATTATCGTGATGTGTACTCGTCCCATCCTTCGCTACCACGGCGGCAAGTGGATACTGGCTGACTGGATCATTGGCAACATCCCGAATCACCGCATTTATGTTGAGCCATTCGGTGGAGCTGCCAGCGTCTTGATCAAGAAGCCCCGGAGCTACGCTGAGGTCTATAACGACTTGGACGGTGAGGTCGTGAACCTTTTCAGAGTTGCCCGTGAACAAGGTCCAGCGCTGCGCCAGGCGCTGCGGCTTACCCCGTACTCTCGTGACGAATTCCATGCTAGCTACATCAGGGCAGATGACCCTCTGGAGCAGGCCAGGCGGACAGTGGTTCGCTCCTTCATGGGATTCGGTAGCAATGCTCACAACAGGCCAACAGGCTTTCGGTCGAACTCAAGCAGAAGAGGCACCACCCCTGCTTCCGACTGGAGAAATTACCCGGTGGCCCTGGAGCAGATCATTGAGCGACTCCAGGGCGTGGTGATTGAAAACCGTGATGCTCTTGAGGTGATGACTGCCCATGATAGCGAGCAGACAGTTCACTACGTGGACCCTCCTTACGTGGCCTCTACCCGTGATGCGGGCGGTGACTATCGCCATGAGATGACTGATATGGAGCATGAGCGCTTGAGCGAGGCATTGTCCGAACTTAGCGGAATGGTGGTCCTAAGCGGTTATCAGAGTGACCTCTACGACGATCTATACCGCGGCTGGAGAAAGGTCTACAGGAAGGCTCATGCGGATGGAGCGAGGGAGCGGGTTGAAGTAATGTGGCTATCCCCGAACTGCCCCAACAACAGCCTCTTTGACATGCTCGCCTGAATGACTGACATCCTCGTGCGGCGTCATCGGACGCCTTTACCGGCACGGTATTCGAGCTGCAAATGTTTGAGGTATGAGCAGAATCAGATGAGCGCTTTCCTTTCAGAAGAAGATATCAAGCGCATGACCAAACGGGTGCGGCCAAGCGCCCAGCGCAGGGCTCTCGATCGCATGGGCGTGAGGTACCTCATTCGCCCGGATGGGCGCCCCATCGTTGCGCGCGCAACGATTGAGCATTCGGTAACAGAGCGCTCGATCTCGCCTGAACCAAACTGGGGTGCTCTCTGATGGCCCCTCGGCGCCGCACCAAGGATAAAGACCTGCCACCTCGCGTTTACCGCCACGGCCGACAGTATCGATTCATCCCCTTGGACCCCGATACGGGGAAGAACGGGAAAGCGATCCCGCTTGGGCCTGACAAATCGGCTGCGCTGCGCAAGTGGGCCGAGTTAATGGGAGACCAGGCATCAACCGAACAGACAATCAAAGGACTCTGGATACGCTACAAACGCGAAGAGCTTCCTCGGAAAGCCCAGGCGACCCAGCGCAGCGCCAAGCAACAGAGCAGGCGGCTTCTGGCTGTCTTCGGAGACATGGCGCCTGGTGCGATCGAGCCCCGACATGCAATCCAGTACCTCGACAAGCGCGGCCAGCAGTCACCGACTCAGGCAAACCGCGAGATCGCCTTGCTCCGCCACATGCTGACCAAAGCCACGCACTGGGGCGGACTGTTGCGCAACCCTCTCCTCGGTTTGCAGTATCGCAACCCCGAGCAGCCGCGTGATCGCTACGTCACCGACGCCGAGCTCGAGAATGCCATACAGCGCGCGCGACCGTGGATGGCAGCCTTGATGTGGCTCGCCTACCTGACTGGTCTGCGCAGAGGCGATGTGCTGCGCCTTACTCGATTCCAGCTCAAACCAGAGGGCATCGAGACCAAGGAGCAGAAAACGGGAAAGCGAGTCCTGATCGAATGGACCCCGGAACTGCAGCGAGTCGTCGATCAAGCGCTCGCCGACAGCCCAGATGACCGACTGTTCCCGCTCACGGAAAGCGCTGTCGACAACGCCTGGGGACGATTCCAGCGATCGCTGGCTGCGGACGGGTTCGAGAGGTTTCTGTTGAAGGATCTCCGCGCAAAGCACGCGACGGACTTTGAAGCAACGGGCGGGGATGCCACGAACCAACTCGGGCACTCGGGACGAGCGGTGACTGTACGGCACTATCTGCGAAAACCGCGACGCGTAGTACCGCTCAAGCCATCCTAA